GATTTGACGAGAAAGATACAGGAAGGTGGTTGGCGTAACGAATATTACCAAGCTCGTAGATTTGCCTTAACGGAGACGTTACGAGCTCACAGCGTAGCTCACGAGGAGGCTATTCAGCAAAGCCCTGCATGCGACGATAAGGAGTGGCGGCATACCGGTGGAGCAAAGAACAAACCTCGCCCGAATCATGTTGCAATGGACGGGCAGATAGTTCCGAAGAACGAGCCTTTTACATTGGTTGGCCGAGATGGTGTTACGTACTATCCGATGTATCCGAGAGATAGCATACTCCCGGCTTCCGAAACTGTGAATTGCCACTGCATCCACCGAGGGATTCCGAATAAGAACGTCCTCGGATTGTCTTATGACGAACGAAAGAAGATGCAGGATGATTTCATAAGTGCGGATAACGATGCGTGGAGAAAAGAGCTGGATGCAAGCAATAGGGCAAAGGCTGGAATCGAGGTTGATGAAAGCGAGGACAGCAAACCGAAGTATGATAATTTGGCCGCAGTGATTGACCGAAAGGCAATAGCTTCTGCCGATTATCGTAAGAGATATGATGCTCTCCCGGAAACCAAGAAGGTCCAGAGAAGGGTTGCTGCCAATGCAAGGAAGATGTTGCGGCATAGAAGCGGAACCGAATATGAGGATTTGGCGTACATTGATAGCAAGACCGGAAGCTTTATGGTTCGAGATGATTACAATGTTAAGAAAAAGGTAATTCCGTCGAGAGCAATGAAGAAAATGGTCAAGAGTGCTGATGATTACACTATCATAGCAGTACATAACCATCCAACAAGTTCGGTACCAAGTCTAAGCGACCTGCTGTCTGCTCGTGATAAGAAATACAAATACGGTATAATTGCCGGGCATGATGGCACAATATACAAATACGCTGTTCCGGGAGCCCTCAACGAGCCTATGGCCGACGGAGGTCTTGACTTATTGGAAAGAGTAAAGTATATTAGTGATGAGGAGGAACGTTCGACATTGCTCGAAAGAGCATTGGGAACACTCAAAGAAAGCGGAGTAGAAATGGAGGTGCTTTGATGGGTAAGCAGGTAGTTGATGAAAAATACAATCAAATATGCGAAAAGCTTGGTTTCATACCGTCAGAGTACAAGCCTGATGCACCGAGTTGTGAAGACGATTCGAGAGAAAATCCGTTTTCGGTATTGGAAACCAGCGAATTGTTGTATCTGTTGGATAACGGATATATGACGGCGCCGGCCAGCTAAATATTTTTAGAGAGAATGCAATCAAATACAGTTGCGAAATGAGAATGCAACCGTTTTTGGTTGCTTTTTTTATTGCCTTTTTTCAGAGAGGAGGTGAGGTTGTGGGATACAGACAGAAACATCCGTATATCATGCAACTATTCTACATATTCCGGTATGTAGCACTCGGAAGGAGGTGATCCAAATATCTCGGAGCTGTCCGTTAAACAGTAAATAAACAGAAGGAGGTGTGAGAATTGCCTGGTATTACAAAAGCTTACGCTATTAGTGATGCAAAAATCAGCTTCGTTTCCTTGGTTGATAAGGCTGCCAATAAAAAGCAGTTCCTGATTGCAAAATCGACTGAGGAAGGAAAAAAGAACTTCGTGACAAGAGGTCGCATCATTAAGGCAGACACGGACAGTCACTTTGTCACAGGGATTGTCTACGAGCCTATGGTTGAAGACAGCCAGGGCAACTACATGACAGAGGAAGAAATCACAAAAGCGGCTCACTGGTTTGCGAAGAATGGCAACGCTGTTGACATTCAGCATTGCTTTGTGAAATGCGAAGATGTGACTGTTGTCGAATCCTATGTTGCCAAGTGCGATATGGAGATTGAAGGCCAGACCATTAAAAAGGGCACATGGCTTATGACAGCAGAGATTACCAATGATGAGCTTTGGGATGCAGTTCAGAAGGGCGACATTACAGGCTTCTCTATGGGAGGAATCGGTGTTTACTCCGAAGAGGATGTGGACCTTGCTACCGTGGAGAAAGCGGATGAACCTAAAGGGCTGTTGAAGAAACTGGCTAAGGCGCTCGGCTTCGAAGTTGTGGAAAAGGGAGCAGTAAAGGATGCCTTTCAGCGCAGGGTTAAGGAAGATAACTTCTATTCTGCGTGGTATTCACTTCGTTCTACTCTCGAAGGCTATTACTACAATCCGTCAACGGGTACGTGGGAATATGGCTACAATCCCGACGAGCAGGCTATCAGAGAAGCCTTAGAAGACTTTAACGACATTGTCACTCAGTTGCTTACAAGTGATACAAGTATCGTTAAGGCCATGGAAAAAGCTGCGAAAGAGGCACCGCAGGCGGTTGAAAAAGCCGGAAAGAGCCTTAGTGCGAAGAACCTTGAAACATTACAAGGAATCAGCAATAACTTATCGGAGTTCCTCTCCGCTTTCACTGTAGATACTGCAGATGAGGGAGAAGGAGCAAATAATAATGTCAAGAAGGAGGATGACACAGACATGAAACAGGAAGATGTTCAGAAATTGGTAAGCGAGGAAGTTGCGAAAGCAATGGATCCTATCACTAAGCAGCTTGAAGCAATCGCAAAGAACCTTACCGGAGATGGTGAAGGTGCAGGCGAAGGTGAAGCAGCTGGTGAACCTGCTGGCGACGGAGCAGGAGCTGATGTAACAGCTGAATCCGTAGCAAAAATGGTTGGAGATGAAGTGACAAAGGCAATGGAGCCTATCACTAAGATGCTTGAGCCTCTCATGAAGAGCAGAGCATTACCGGGAAATCTCAACGATGCAGCTGGCAACGACGTAGTCAAGAGTGAGGAACCTCACTACATGACCGGAATTTTCTAAGAAATGAATAGGAGGAAAAAACATTATGCTTACTAACACACAGATTATCAACAAAGCCGCAATTACTACCGGCTCCGTAGCACACGGTATGCTGAATCCGGAACAGGCTCGTAAGTTCATTCAGCAGACTTTTGAAGCAACTAACCTTGGACCTTTGGTTCGTCACGTAATGAGAACTGCAAAGGCCGGCGAAATCGACAAGATCGGTATCGCTTCTCGTATCGTAAGAGGTAAGACTGAGAATACCGACGACGGTTACAGAGCAGGCGTAGATACCAACGTAATCGAATATGCTTGTAAAGCTGTTCGTTTGCCTTGGGAAATCACAGAGGAAACTCTCAGAGAGAACATTGAAGGTCAGCAGTTTGAAGCTATCGTTACAAACCTTATGACCACACAGCTCGGTATCGACATGGAAGACCTTTACCTCAACAGTGATGAGGATGTTGCAGAAGCAGCAGCTTTCGATGCTTCCAATGATTACGCTATCGGCGACCTCGTTATCAACGACGGTGGTTTGTACCGCTTTGTAGACACTCACAGTGCAGGTGCTTGGAATGCTGACCACGTTGAACTGATTGCTTCTGCCGCAGACGCTGACTTCTTGAAGCTTAATACCGGTTGGATTAAGCAGATTTTGGAAGGTGGCCATGTGTACGATGCAAGCGAAGCTACTTCTATGAGCCTTGATATCTTCTACAAGACCCTCCAGCAGCTTCCTAACAAGTACAACAACGGCAAGCTTCGTTGGTTAATGTCTCCTAAGAGAGCACAGGAGTGGGAATTATTCCTTTTGAACAAGGTTGTTGACGCTGGTGGCGCTGTTCCTGATTCCGTATACAATGCTCCTGCTAAGATTAAGACCGTTGAGTGTCCTTCCATGAGCGACGATAAGATTATCCTTACCGACCCTAAGAACTTGATTGTAGTTAACACCTACGATATCAAGATCAGAAAGACCACAGAGGGTAAGGAAGCAATCATGCAGGATAAGAGATTCTATGTTTGCCACCTTGACTTCGACCCTATCATCGAGGAGTTGGATGCAACTGCTATCATCACAAATCTGCCTTCTTTGGCATAATCGGAGGTGTGAGCCATGAGAGTTAAATTAGTTAAAGGTTTATCCTACACAAGCCCTTCTTTTTCTTGTAAGAAGGGCAAAGCTGTGGAGGTATCTGACAAAGTCGGCGCTAAGCTGATGAAGACAGGCCGCTTCATTATGGCTGCCGCCGAGGTAGCAGAGGAAACCACAGGTGCTTCCGGTGACGGGAGCAATAACGACGGAGAAGGTCAGGAACTTACTGCCGAGGTCATCGAGAAGATGAAAAAGAATGAGTTAGTTGCTCTTGCAGAAGCAAAGGGCATTGATATCTCCGACTGCAACAACAATGACGAGAGAGCAGAGAAAATCAAAGGTGTTTTAGGCTTGGTAAATATGGCCACCCTCTTTGGAGAATAGGAGGAGCTATGGAAAGACCTTGGATACAACCACAGGAAGTAAAGGATTATAGCGATTCTGCGAAGGTTAAAGCCAGGTCTGATGCACAGCTAAAGTTCGACATAGCCAGAGCAGAAAAGCATGTTATTTTTCTGACCAACAACACTTTTAGCACGGAAGAATATGCGACACTGCCGTCCGATGTTAGGATGGCAGTTGTTCTTCTTGCTGAAGCTTATGCAAAACAGTCAATAGCGCAGAAAGATGGAATAATGACCTCGGAAACATTCGATGATTATTCATACACCATTGACACCGAAGCCGATTTGGATGCAAAGCTCGGTATCGGACCGCTTCTTGACGATTATGTATTAGAGCCCAGCAAGGGGAAAGTCACTATGAAGCTGCGCAAATTGTAGGAGGTGCTGGTTATGGCTTTTGAAGACCTGCTTGATCACAAGTGCGCTATATATCACATGGCAGAGAGTTCCAAGAGCATGGGTTACGGTATTCAAGCCTCAGATTTTGATTATCCGGCGGTTCCGGACCTTGACAATATTCCTTGCCACTTCAATGTGAAGAACAATGGAAATGGCTCTATGGAGCAGACAGAGGATGCAAATGAGTATATTGTCGTCGGTAAATTACAGCTGCCACCGGGGACGGACGTTCGTGTAAATGATAAGATTGTGGATTTGACCACAGGGCTTGTTTATACCGCTGAAATCCCTCGGAATATCCGGGACCATCACATGATGGTGCAGGTGCAGAGAAAAGGAAAGGTTAAGGGTGCTATCTGATGGGTAAACAGTATGTCAGTATAGAGACTGCGGAGCTAAAGAGGTTCGTAAACAAATTGAGTAAGGCCGGCAATGAGCAGTTCCGAAAGGACCTGCTTATTTTTTTGGAAGGTATTGCAGATGAGTTTCTGCGAATTGTTGAAGATGAGATTATCCGAACGCAGACTGTTGACACACGATTACTCCTTAACAGCTTCCATAAAGGCGAGCGCGACAATTTGTATGTATTAGACCAGGGAGATATGACCATAGAAGTGGGTACCAATGTTACCTATGCTTCGTATGCAAATGACGGTCACTGGACCAATCCGAAAGGCGTTGCTACGAGGTTTGTTCCGGGATATTGGCATGGCCACAGCTTCGTATATCAACCTGGAGCAAAAACGGGAATGCTTCTGAAACAGAAATGGGTGGAAGGTTCCCATTACTTTGATAGTGCTGTTCGGTGCATGGAGCAAATGCTCCCTAATCTGCTCGAAGCCAAGCTTCAGCAATGGGCTGAAGAGTATTTTAGAGAATTTATGTGAGGTGATGAGAATGCTCGAATATGAAATCGCAGCTATTTATTACTTTATTGATGGCACCATTACAGCTAAGCCGTATTTCGAGGAAGTACCGAAAGATTTGATGGTGCCTTGCGTGTTTTATCCCACTCCGGAACAGAGAGGGGGAGTGTTCTCGGTATCTAAGTACACTACAGATTTTGTTATGTATGTAAAATTCATGGCAGAGTCTACTCTTGAAGCCTACAACATGGCCAACAATGTAATGCAATCCCTTATGAAGAATAAGCGTAAGGTACCGTTGGTGGATGAGAATGGCAAAAGAACCGGGAAGAACTTCCAGCTCAACAATCCAGTTGTGAAGAAAGTGGATAACGGTGTTTATCAAATGGAGGTATCGTGGAAGCGGTACTCTTCCTACAATGCAAATGCAATGACATTGGCGAGGGAGTTTTTCTTCAATGGAACGCCGGTGTCTTAGATGTAAAGGAGGCTATCATGGCAAAAGAGAATGAAAAAACAGTAGCGGCTACTGTTACAAAGAAAGCCGAACCGAAATTCCCTCTTGCTACTTTGAGGAAGGACTGTGTCAAGGTATACGGTATCTCTTCGAGTACGTTTGCAGGGGCAACAATGGATCTTCCGGATGGAGAATACACCATCGAGGAAGTTCGTGCAGTCATTAACAAATGGTTGAAAAAGGAGGTAAAGTAAAATGGCTGGTGGAAATTTTGACATCAATGTCGGCAAGAAAAGACCTGGTGCTTATGTAAATACCAAGTCAAAGAAACAGCAGAAGCCGTCGGGCTCTACCAGAGGTATCGTAGTTCTTCCTATCGTTGGCTACGACTGGGGTCCTGATGCGCAGTTCATTAAGATTTCGGCGGAATCTCCGGATGGCGAAATCGTCAAATTAGGCAGAAGTGTCTATGATGATAACGATTCCATGTTACTTATCAGAGAGTGCTTGAAGAATGCAATTACCTGTTATGTTTACATCATCAATGGCGGTGCTAAGGCTACTGCAACTGCAGAAGGTCTTACAATAACAGCTGCTTATGGCGGTACCAGAGGTAATGATATCAAGGTTGCTTGCGTGGCCAACACAGCCGGCGGCTTTGATGTTACTGTTTACCTTGGAACAGAAGCGGTTGAGAACTTCAAGGGCGTTAATACGGTTGCTGACTTAATCGCAGCTTCCAAGGGAGAATATGTTGTGTTCTCTGCACAGGAAACATCTGCAGCTTTAGTTGCATTTGCTTCTACCGCTTTAACAGGTGGTACCAATGCAGAAAGTTCCAATGCCGGAGTATCCACATTCCTCGATAAGAGTGAAAATGTGAAGTGGAATACAATGTGCTTCCCTATCGAAGACGATTCCTTACAGACTGCTTGTCAGACAAAGATTAAGTATCTTCGTGAAAATGCCGGTAAGTGGGTACAGGCTGTTATGCCTTCCTGCAGTTCTGACTACGAAGGTATTATCAATGTTACCAATGCGGTTGTATTGGAGGATGGCAAGGTGCTTACAGTCGCACAGGCGTGTGCATGGGTAGCAGGTGCTACAGCTGGAGCAACCAAGACAGATTCCATCACTTACAAGGCTTACGAAGGTGCTATCGAAGTATCCGGCGTTAAGACCAATGAGGAATCCGTTCTCGCTATCCAGAATGGTGAGTTTTTCTTCACGGTGTCTGAGGAAGGCAAGGTTGTTGTTGAATACGATATCAACTCTCTTCATACATTCACTCCGGAGAAAACTTCCGACTATGCGAAGAACCGTGTAATGCGTGTGTATGACAGCTTCGCAGAAGACCTTGCCCTTACCTTCCCGCCTAATAAGTACGACAACGGAACTGAAGGCTGGCTCGTTATGGAAGGTCTCGGCAGAGCGTTATTGCAGAATTACGCAGATGCTGGTGCTATCGACAATGTAGACCTCGACAACGATTTCTATGTTGATCAGAGCAGAAGTGCCGGCGATGAGACTTACTTCAACGTAGGTCTGCAGGCTATTGATTCCGCAGAGAAATTGTACTTCTCTGTATCAACACGATAAGGAGGTATAGGAAATGGCAGAAAATATTAAACCGGTAAGCCTTGCAGAAGGTCATCTTTACATTGACGGTGTAGAGGTTATGGATGCTGTTAAGTGTACCATCCGTTTTGTTCCTAAGGTATGGTCCGGAACAATGGTTGGTAAGAAAGGCACTAACAGAAGATGGACTGGATATGATATCACAGGTACTCTTGACGAATACAAGACTACTCCTCGTTGGGAAGCCATGGTTAAGAAGTATCTGCAGGATGGTATCACTCCTGAGCTCACTATCCAGGGTACCAGAACTGACCCGGATTCTGATTACTTCGAACTGAACGGTAGCGAGAGTGCAACTGTTACAGGTGTGGTAATCACGAGCGAGATTCCTTTATTGGATATCGATACTGACGGTGAAGTGGTTAAGGATTCCATCTCATTCGGCGCAAAGAACTTTGTATAAGGGTAGTAAGGGCACATGCGACTTGTTTCGTGTGTGCCTTTATTTTTGCTCTTTTATGCAGAAACATTAGTTAACACGAAAATATAAAAATAGGCTCCTGTAGGCGAAAATACAAGCCCACAGGACAAGGTTTGGAGGTAAACATACCATGGAAAATAAGAATTTGAAGTATTTTATGAGACCCGAAGCAAAGGAAGAGCTTGTAGTTGAGGTTGAAGGCTTGGAGAGCATTAAGGACGAGAAGGGAAATGTCGTACCTTTCAAAATCAAGAAGCTCCACAATGAGACTGTTGATAAAATCAACAAAATGTATGTGACAAGAGTTCCGGCCAAGGATAAGAAAGGCAATTTCATCATTCAGAACGGAGAGATTGT